TGGGGCCGGTGGTGTGGCTTCGGTTCTCGGTGGAGCTGGTGCAACTGCTAACGCAACCGCTGTTGCAGGTGCTGGTGGCGCAATCAATGTCATTGGCGGCGCTGGCGGCAACGCGAACGCGGCCAAAGCTGGTGGTGCTGGTGGGGCCGGTCTCCTGCAGGGGGGTACGGGGGGCACGGCCACGACCACTGCCGGCGGTACATCAGGCGTCGGTGGCGCCCTTGTGTACAAGGGCGGCACGGGTGGTACAGGTGCCGGTGCCACTAACGGCCCTGGAGCCGGTGGTGCCATTACGGTCTCTGGTGGCGATGGCGGCGCAGTTACCTCCAGCTTCAGCGGCGCGGCAGGTGGCATGGTCAATGTCACGGGCGGTGCGGCCACCGGTACAGACACGGCAGGTGGCACGGTCTTCATTGACGGTGGCCTTGGCCGCGGTGCTGGTGCCCCCGGTGTCGTCAGCATTCGCACGTCGATGCCACTTGGTACTGGATCAACACTGCAGACCATTGCAACACGCCTGTCAATTACAGGCACTACGAATGGGTCACGTTCGTCTTTCAGCGGCCAGTATTACTCCAACCAAACGACTTGCACGGTCACGCTAGATTGGGACGTGGCAAACGTGCAGTACATCGTACTTGCAAATGGTGGCCAGCCCTTTACGTTTGCCAATCCACAAGCTGGTGCGCCGTACACGCTCATTCTCAAGCAGCCGGCCGCTGGTGCGGCAGGTACTGTGACGTGGCCCGCGACAGTCCTCTGGTCCGGTGGTATCGCACCGACATTGACTGCGACCAATGGAAAAGTGGACGTCATAACGTTTGTGTACGACGGAACAAACGCGAAGTACTACGGCTTCACTTCGTTGAACCATTAATTCGTGGTGATGCTCAGGTAGAAGGAGATTTGTGATGTTGATGATTCGTGCAGGTGGTCAATTCGTCTCACAGGCAACACAGCTTTTGGGTGACATCATCCCAGGCACGAACGGCTTTTTTTCAGGCTGTTCTGAACAGCCTGGCGATTACCAGCGTGTTACCGTAGCCGGGCAGTCTCCGAACGCAGGTTACGTGTTCGTGCATCGGTTGGCTGATGGTGCGATCATTCAAATGCCGGCAACAGAGCGCCCAGTAACGCAGTACGTTGGTGCTCTTAGCTCTATCAACCTGCGCGTCGATTGCGCTGTCAGTGGCGTTCCATCCGCTATTGCTACCATTGGTGGGCTGATCTCGGGACGCTTCTTCGATTCTGGTTCTGGAACCACTCCATTAGGGCGCATGGGGCGTGTTGTAACGGTCATGGAAGTGGATGGCGCAACACTCATCATGCCAGATGCTGGAAAGGTGTGGCGTCTCATGTTCTACGGCACAGAGGTCGAACAGATTGTTGATACCACCGAGATCGAGAGCTACGGTGACTCTGTGGCCGATTACTGGCAGCTATAATAGCTTCCATGGCCGGGCTAGGTTCTCCTCTGGCGTTCCCTGTTGGTGGACCGTTCGTCTTTGCGCCGAACCTTCCACCACAGGTTATCAATTTTGCGCCTACGCCTGGCACGCAGATCACAGCAAAGACTCCAGTCACCTTCGACATAGTTGACGATCACGGAATCGCGTCGATCGCAATTAATGTCAATTTCTCCAACGGAACAAGCGAAGTAGTTTGGGCAGGTACCAATTTCACACCGCTGTACGCAGCTTTGTCTGTTCGTACGATCATTGCCGGAGGATTCCACTATTCGATTCGTCGTAGTGGTGGATGGCGTCATGACCTTACAATCAGCGTAAGCGTGCTCGACACGGACGGCGCAACGGACAGCTAATGGCAACTCAAGCAAGTTGGATCCTAGAGACTGCGGGCGAAGGCAGCCTGAGTGGCATCGGAGGCGGTGCCATCGGCGACGTCTATGGCACTGGTCTCATCCACCCACTTGTCTTTGATGGGGTCGACTTCTTGACTGCGAGCGGCCCGGCGCTGGTTGCAAACGCTGTCTCGCAGATCCTTGGCACTCTCGGCGGTTCAGACGACGTGGTTGGAGAGCTTCCTTGGGACACCGAATTCGGATCCATTTTGCCTCGTCTGCGTTTTCGCAAAATGGATCTTGGTGATCGTGAGCTTGCAAAGTTCTACATTGCTGACGCGCTGAACAGATGGGAACCACGCATTCAAGTGCACGCTGCGTCAGTCAGCAAAGATGAGGACGCAGGTTCTGACAATCCGACAACTCTGATCATCAGGCTTCGCTACAGCTTGGTGGCTGCGAACAACCCAAACAACCGCGTCTTCACAATCTCGCAGACGCTAGTGGTGTAGACATGCCATCTCTGCTCCCTATCAGCGTCGACCTTTCGGCGTATGCCACGCCAGAGCGTCGTACTGGGCAGCCGAGGCTACACCTTGTGTTCGATGACTACTTCGACGGTCCTCTGGACGTTGTTGCGGCCTACTGGCTTGGTTTTATTTACGCGGACGGTAACGTAAGGTTCAAACCGTATTGGGCGTTTACGTTACACCTTGCCGAAAAAGATCGAGCGCATGTTGAAGTGCTGCATAAACTTATAGGTGGTGTAGTTTCCACAACGCCTACCGGCACACGTGTGATCGTGCATTCACGCGCACTGTGTTTGTCGTTAGCGCGCAATGGCGTAGTACCAAACAAATCGCGTGAGTCGGTGCGTCCTCCAGCATTAGAAGGAGCTGCGCAACAAGCATTCTTGCGTGGTCTTTTTGATGGCGATGGCTGTCTGCATATTTCAAAGCGTGGGCATTCACAAGCTGCGTTCTGTGGGCACCCAGGCATTGTTGAATGGTTCATTGATGCACTAGGCGTTACTAGATCACTAAATCGTGTGCAGCGTGGAAATACACTATACGCGAGTTGGACTGGTGGACCTGGCACACGCGATTTAGTACACCGTCTGTACGGAGATAACGCAGAATTGCAACCAGCTCTGCCGCGAAAAGCAGAATTAGCTTGGAGGATCCGCAATGGCTGGCTTGCTACCCATTAGTATTGATTATTCGGACAAAGACTACGATTCGATCCGTGCGCGCATCGAAGAGATCATTCGTGCGGTGTTTCCTAATTGGACAGATTTCAATGTGGCCTCGTTCGGCAACATTCTGATCCAGCTCTACGCGTTCGTCGGTGACGTGCTGCTCTACTACCAGGACACGCAGGCTCGTGAGAGCCGTATCGTTTCTGCCACCCAGCGCAAGAACCTGCTCGCGCTCGTCAAGCTCATCGGCTTCAAGCCTGCTGGTCCTCGCCCCGCCGTAGTCGATGAACGCTTCACGCTGAGCGCCCTGTCCGTGAACAACGTCATCATCCCGGCAGGCACCAAGGTGTCGAATCAAGACCCGACGCCGATCGACTTCTACCTTGTCCTGCCGCTGACGATCCTTGCTGGCACTCTGAGCGGAGTCGGCAGCTGCGAAAACGCGAAAATTCAGAACGAGACGTTCTCTTCGATTGGTCGCGCCAATCAAGAGATTACGCTTTCGTTCATTCCGTTCGTCGACAATTCGTTGATCTTGTCGGCTGGTAACGGTGCGTACACCGAAGTCGAAACGTTCGTGAACTCGAAGTCTGTCGATCGCCATTTCATCGTGCGCGTCGACCACAACGACAAGGCCCGCGTGATCTTCGGCAATGGCGTAAACGGAACGCTGCCTACGGGCTCCATCACGGTGACCTACAAGACCGGTGGCGGAACGCTCGGCAACGTGGCTCCGAACACCGTCAAGAGCCTCACCGGCAGCTTCGTGGACGTTCTGAACAACCCGGTGACCCTGAGCGTCACGAATCCGACCAAGGGCTCGAACGGGACGAATCGGCAGTCGGCCGCACAGATCCGCGACCTGGCTCCGCTTTCGCTCACCACGCTCACGCGCAGCATCACCAAGAACGACTACGAGACGAACGCCATCAAGCTCGCCACGGTCGTGCGCGCTCTCATGCTGACGTCTGACGAGGACAGCTCCATCCCGGAGAACACCGGCATCCTCTACATTGTGCCGCAAGGCGGTGGGGCTCCAAGCGTGCTGCTGAAGTCGCAGGTGCTCACGCAGGTGACCGTGACCTTCCCAGGCCCGCTCACCTTCAAGGTGTCGATCGCTGATCCGATCCTCAAGGTGATCGACGTGCAAGCCACCATCGCGATTCGACAGGGGGCTGTTCCGTCCGTTGTTGCCCAGCGCGTGCGTGATGCGCTGACAGCGTTCTTCTCGCCGACCCTGGTCGATGGAACGGTGAATCGTCAGATCGACTTCGGTGCGAATATTCTCGATGTCGATGGGAATGTTGTCAGCGAAATCGCGTTTTCAGATGTGCAGAACGTAGTACGTGACACGGTCGGTGTGCGCAAGATTTCTCCAGGTGAGTTTTTTCTGAACTTGCTTGAAGAGGATGTTTTGCTTGCACCGAAAGAGTTTCCATCGCTTGGAACGGTAGTTCTGATCGACGCCGACACTGGTTTGAACCTCTAGGAGATCGCCAATGGCGTTTCAGAATCTCGGTTTTGAAAATGCTGGACCGCTGCCTGGCGACGCGTCTGGTTGGGGCGTAAACTCACTTGTCACAACGAACGAGCTTGCAGGGTTCGGATCGCCAGAAAGACCAACCGATAACTTTGAAAAAGGTTGGAACAACGACTTCTATCTGACGCATTTGGACGCAGGCATTATCGAAGCTGCAAGTTTTGGTGTTAGTGAGAACCGCGAGACGTTCGCGTCTTCGTGGACTCAGCTGCTCGACACGCTGTAGATCTACGCTGTTCCCTTTCGGGATGCCTCCACATATGCGACCATGCTTGGAGAGCGGCGGTACACTCCACAGACCGCACATGATGGAGGAATTTCTTTGTCCCAGGCGAACTGGAATCAGCTAACTGGCGGGCTCGGAGCGACGGATGTTGCTCATGGCGCTACGCAATTGGTGGCCCCTACGTCTGGTGCTGGTGACTGGAGCTACGGGTTCAACTCTTTGACCGCTGTGGCCGGAGTAGTCGGTTGGCACGTCAACCTGTCGAATTTCGACCCCATGTTGAAAGGCGGCAGCATTCGCGGCGTGTTTCAACGCGGCGTTTCTCCCGGCCCCACCGGGTTCTCCCCGATGCTGTTCATCGGCCTCCAGGGCTCCGCCGTGGGCAGCCAGGGCTACATCCTCGGGCTCTCGGACGCTGCCTCCTTTCGCATCGTGTTGCGCAAGGGAGCCCTTTCCGGAGGCATACCAGACGTCGCTCCCGGTACGAGCGGTGTACTCAAGCGAAGTGCGAACGTCTTCCCCCAGGCCACCTGGCTTCATCTGCGCCTCGACATGATCGTCAACCTCACTGGCGACGTCATTTTGCAGATGTACAGGAACGATCTTGCACTTCATCCGATCGGTTCTACGCCTGATTGGCAGATCATTTCTGGGACGGCAGCTCCACCAGCCTTCAATGGAACAGCTGCGTTTCTCGATGACAGCCTCGGCGTCAATAGTGGGTCTCTTCCTTTCGTGAATGGGCGGGCTGGTTTCGCGTTTCAAACAGCTGTTGCAACGCGACGTGCGTTTTTCGATGAGTTGGAATTGGAGCGCCAGCTCTAGGAGCCAATGTGGCTTTGAACGCGCTAATCCGCGATCCAGGTGTGCGCAATGGGCGCATCCAACCGCACGAAGCAACTCCACCAGCAGGCAGTCTGTTTTCGTTCGTATTGGGGCGTGACGGTGCCGGCCTTTCCGCTGAATTCAACATTGGTGATTTCGTAGAGGCGTTTCAGACTGCTGATTTCACTTCTGCGCAGATTATGCGAGTGGTTATCGCTTTGCGTGCACCGATTGTGCTGCCGCTTGGTGTATCTTGGAAGTTCTACATCAAGGTTGGTGCATTAACGGTAGCTTCACAGATCCTCACTGCAAACCGTTCACGCACGCGCATTGACATGGCAGCCAATGTGTCGAAGTTGATTGGTCTGCAAACGGTCACATTTCGCCTTGAAGTGGTGGCAGTGTAACGATGGCGTTCGTTCTCGAAATACCAGCCGTCTACCTAGACAACGTCACGCTCAACAGCGCGCAAGACAGACCGCTGTTGATGAATCGCGATCCGGAGCCGAACGAGCAAAACGCTCCTATAGACACTCACATCGCGATCGAGATCACCGACGTTGGTCCAGACGGAATCGATCTGGTTGGTCTGCTCGTCTACGTGAACGGCGTGCTGGCGTTCAACGCCGGAGTCTTTCAAGCGGGCTTCACAGGACCAGGCTCCGCGCACAGCGTTCCACAAGTCGACACGCGGCGCGT